ACCAGGTTTTAAAATGTTGCCTACATCATCACTATATCCTCTAATTGATATAGCATCCCAATCACCCTTTGCGTTGTATTTTGTTTTTACAGGAGAATATTTAATATTATTTAAAAACGCTACACACTTTTTAAAACTTTGTTTATACTGTGGTAAATCTAATTCTGTGAGGATTGCCATTGTTTCTGTGCCCTTTTAATTTGTTTATCTCTTTTTTTTAGTGACATATTTAATTTTAATTTACTTACATGTTCAGTAAATACTATGCCTTGCATATGGTCAAATTCATGTTGAAAACATCTCGCCACAATGCCTGACATGTGTTCTTCTTTCTTTTTTAAATTTTCATCTAAGTATTCAACCGATATATCTTGTGGTCTTTCTATATCTAAAAATAAGAAAGGAAAAGTTAGACAACCTTCTTTATATCTTATTAACTCTTTGGTGACGTTAGTAATCTTAGGATTTATACATACCCACTTTTTACCTTTTTCTATATTAGGGTGGTCACCCATTACAAACATTCTATAAGGCATACCGACTTGATTAGCAGATAATCCTATGCCACCATAGTTCTTCATAGTCTCAAACATGTTATCTGTAAATTCTTTTAATTCAATATTTTCATTGTCTTTAAATATTTCAATATCAAAATCTGCTATTGATGACAACACTCTTGGATCATTTGGTGGTAGTAGTGTATATTTCATTATGCTAACCTCGTAAAGTTTTTATATTTCTCAAATTTTATTATATTAGTAAACTTATCAAATAATATATCACCTTTGTGAGATATAATAAATGTGTTTTCACTTGTCAATGACTTTAATATTTTAAAGAAGTCTTCGGTACCTGAACCATCTAAACTACTATCAAATATCTCATCAAGTATTAATAGATTTGTGTTTGTACTATTTTTCATTTTAGCAATTGTTCGCCATGTAAATAATAAAGCAAGGTCTATTCTTAATTTTTCACCTTCACTAAAACTATTATAAACAAACGTATCTCTAAATCTACTCTTAATTGTTTCGTTAAACTCCTCATCTAATTGAAAGTTAACAAAGAAGTCCATAGATTGTAGATATTTATTAATTAAATTATTCATTATAGGTAGATACTTTTTAATTATTTTAGCCTTAACGCCTGTATCATTTAATATTTCTCTAGCAATATCAATATATTTTTTTTCTTCTACAACCTTTTCTTTATCAACATTTATTTGTTTTAAATCCTCGTTCAATTGGTCTAATTCATGTGCAACCTTACCTGTGTTTTCTTTGTCTGATTGTAATTTCTGTATTTCAACATCAAGTCTATTTGAGTGCCTATTGATTTCTGAAATAGAAGTGTTTACTTTTGCAACAGATATATCTAAATCATTTAATCTTTTTTCTACTGCTTTATATTCAGTTATTTTATCCTGTGTTTTGGTTATCTCTGTTGATAGATTAACTAGGCCTGCTTCTAACTCTGATATTTTACTTTCTTCACTTGATATTTTACTTTGTTTAAATGCTTTGTCTATTGGTTGTGTACATGTATTACAGGTATCATTATTCTTAAAAAATTCTAAAGTCTTTTTGTGATTATATAAATTAGTTTCTATCTTTGCCTCTAATTTAGAAAGGTCAGCAGACTTTCTTGTAAACTTATCACCACCCCATATCTCTGCTTTTGTAGATATAATCTTTTCATTTAGTAATTGTAATTTTTGATTATACTCGTAATTACTTTTTTCATTTTCTTTTAATTGTGTTCTTCGTTCTTCTATATCTGTATTATCTCTATTTTGAATCTGTTCAAAATGGTTTTTTTGTAATTGATATTTTTCTGACATTAAATCATATCTATGCCTAACATCTACAATATTTTTAGATAGTTCAGCTTGTTTATGTCTTAACAATAAATCCATGTGACTAAAAACTCTTATGTCTAATATTTCTTCTACAACCTCTCGTCTGTATCTTGCTCTTAGGTGCATAAATGGTTCGTATGATGATGAACCTAAAATAACAACTTGACAAAAGGCACGATAATTACATTTTAAAATATTTTGTTCTAACATATTTTGATAATCTACATTAGAGGCGTCTTGGTTTATTAATACGTTATTACAATATATTTCAAATACATTAGGTTTAATACCTCTTATAACTCTATATTGTTTACCATTTGTTTCAAAATCAACTTGTATTTCACAATCAGTATTATTGATTGTGTTTATTAGTTGTTCTTTCTTAATAGTTCTAAATGGTCTATTAAATAATGAAAAACATAATGCGTCAAGTAAGGTTGATTTACCTGAGCCGTTAGAGCCTATAATTAATGTTGATGGTGACTTTGCTAAGTCCACCTCTATAAACTGATTACCAGTAGAGAGAAAATTACGCCATCTTAATTTTTTAAAATATATCATCTTGCTATTATATCAAAACTAATTGATATTCTTTCTTTATCTGTATTACTTGGTTCTACAAAATGATCTAGGTAGGCAGGCCAGATTGCAAGTAGGCCTTCCATAACATTTATATTTTTAAATTCACCTTTGTCAAATCTATTTAAAAGAAACTTATTACCTATGGCTGCAGGTCTAGGATCTCTAAAAACTAGACGCCCACTATCCTTTGGCACTTTTACATAGTAGGTTCCTGATAAATCATATTGAGCATGTTGATGTATAATATTCCAATTACCTTTTTTATTTACGTTAACCCACAACTGAGGTATGATTATTTCTTTTATATTTAAAGGTAGGTGACTACAAAATTCTGTTATCTCTTTTATTAATGGTTCAAACATATCATTTTTAGAGTCATATAATTCACTTTGCCAACCACCTCTATTAGATTTAACCACACTTTCTTTTTTCATCTCACTTTGAATCCAACTAGTAAAATCTTCGTTAAAGGTTACCCTAGTTTCACTTCTCATAAAATCCCATATCTGAGTATACCAATATGGTGTAGGCCATAGGTTTTCTTGTTTTATAATTTTTCTAGGTAGTTTTGGTTTAGGCATTATCGTTTGCTTCTATATAAAATGATTTTAAATATTCTTTTAATTTTGTTTTGTTTACATCTGTTTCAAGTTGGTCTACATAGTTGTTTAGGAATGTAACCGTATCTTCACCCATTTCTACTATGTCATCTCTTACACTTGCCTTAATATCAGAGTAATCTTCTATAATATTTAAATCATGTACCGTTATCTCATTATATAATCTTTCAACAAATTTGTCAAATTTATCATCATCTGTCTTGTTTAATACGATTAATTTTATAAAGTGATTGTGATAAGGTTGTATGTCAATCGAATCATAGTCTTTCTTTTTATCATCATATATTATCTTTTTGTGAATAGTCATTGGATTCCATATTCGTTCAATCTCTCTTGTTTCTGTATCAAAGATATGAAAACCTTTTGGGTCTTGGTAATCTGACCATGTCATTTCATATTGAGCACCACAATAGAATATCTGACCATCGTCTGTATGTTTATGAAAGTGACCTGACATTACTCTATCAAATCTACTAAAATCTGCCTTATCATTACCAAACTCATTAATTACGCCATTCTGCATTTCAATACCTTTTATTTCTAAATGACCAAAACATAAATCTGCTTTCGCTGAGTTTAACATTTGTATAGATTCTTCCTTAGTATCATCACATATCCAAGGCATTAATAATATAGATGTGCCATCAAAATCTACAACTTTTGGTCTAGTGTATATAAATGGTTCATTGACACCATCAAAACTTGTATATAAATTTTCTATAGCATTTACCTCATTTGTATTTTTAAAATAGGTATCATGGTTACCTATGATAATATGTGTATCAATTTTTTCTTTATATAATCTATCCCAAAATTGTTCTCTAAAAATAGAGGCAGTTTGAAAATTAATAAACTTTCTTCTATCAACAACATCGCCTAGGTGTATTAATGTTTTTATATTATTTTTTTCTAGGTAAGGAAAAAATATCTCGTTGTAAAATTTAAGTTGATAATTTCTAAATGCTTCACTATCATTTCTCACACCAAAGTGAGTATCATTTAATATTGCTATCTTCATAATGTTTTAAAGTATTCATCTGTTGTTGTAAAGGTTTCTAAATATTTTTCTATTTCACTTGTTATAAGTTTATATTGTTGTGTTGAGTGTTGATATATACCGTAATCTTTTAATTCTTTCTTTGCTAATTTAGGATCTAATAGTTTCATGCCTATAGCAATCTGATACCACAATACATTACCTATCGAATAAAAATTATTTCCCTTATCATTTATATAATCAATCGTTCTAGGCATCCTGTGTTTCCATATCTTCATTAATCTTTTTAATCTAGGACTAAATCGTTCTTCTTTCCTTGAGTCTATCCAAAACTTACTATCTTTTCTAGGAGTTATATAATGATATACTATGAAATCTCTTATGTTGTCCCACATTTGTGTCATCTCACTATTATAACTTTCTTGTAGCTCATTAATTTTAAATGGCATATCTTCTTTATAATAATTCTCTATGAAGTGTGTTACCTGTATCATTGTAGCATGAATAGAAGTAGCCTCTAAAGGTTCTATAAATGCACTTGATAGACCTGCTGATAATACATTCTTACACCAAAACTTTTCATATCTGCCTGTATCAAATTTAATCTGTCTTTGTACATCTATCTTCTTGCCATATCTCTTTTTAACTGCTTTAGATATTTCATCATGTGCCTTATCAAAATCTGTATATTGACTACTGAATACATAACCACAACCCATTCTGGTCTGTGTAGGTATCTCCCAACACCAACCATTTTTTTGAGCCCAGGCATGTGTATAGTTCTTTATAGGTTCATCTTCCTCTTTCTTGTAATTGAAGTTAAGAGCACTATCTACTAATAGATTATCTTTATACGATACCCATTTATTTTCTTCTACCTTGTCAATTAATACACGAGCAAAACCTGTACAATCAACAAACATATCACCTTTAATTTTTTTACCTGATTTTGTAATCAGATATTTTACAAATCCATTTTCATCTTGTTTAAAACCTTTTACAACATCATCAATATATTTAACTTTACTATAACCGACTGCTTTTCTTTTTAGATATTGACCTACCTTATATGTGTCTAAATGATATGCGACAGGAAGGATGTCTAGTTCTTTATAAATGTCTTTACCTTTTCGAAAATGTAATCTGTTTGTAGCCATCAAACGTGATTGTAATGTCTTATCATAATCTAGTTTTTCTGCAACGTGATATATTCTGTAATTATCATAATCTTCATGTGGATATTTTTTATCAAAGTGATAACTATCCCCTATGGGAGACCAGAAGGATTTACCCTTAGTGTGCCAATCGGTATGTCTTATTCCTATTTTATAGGTAGATTCAGTTTCTTTTAAAAACTCTTTTTCATTAACACCTGTAATGTTAGGCGTTGTTCTTATCAAGTCATTAAAACGACCTGTTGTACTTTCACCAACACCTATAATAGGTATCTCTGGCGTTGCAACAACGGTAATCTTAACTCGTTCACTTGTCTTGTTTATAAAATGATGTGCTGTGGACCAACCTGCAGTACCACCACCCACTATAACTATGTTCTTAATCATTATGTATCTAAAACGCTTGTATAATTTCTTCTTTTTCTTTTCTTAACTTTTATTTCACTTTTTTTTGGTTCTTCGGTTGATGGTCTATTCTTTCTTAAAAATTCTAAAAATTGATTCTTGTATTCACTATTATTATCTCCAGGTAGTGTATCAAACTCGTCAATACCTGCTTCTTCAATCATCTTATATTTGATGTTTGCTTGTTTCTTTTCTTTTTGTATTCTTCTTATAAACGCATAATATATTATCTGCGTAAAATAAGCAAAAGGATTATTTGATTTTTGTGGGTTAAAATTATTTAAATATTGTAAGCAGTTTTCTATGCCATCACTTATCATATCATCTCTAAATGTATAATTTATAAAGTTAGGCCTATATGATAAATGATTTGCTATCTTTAAAAAACATTCACCTATATAGTTTGTCACAGGAGGTCTTTTTCTTTTTCTTTTATCTGCCTTTTCACAACGATCCTTGTATTCAATCATTGCCTGTAAAAACTCTTTATTGCTTACATAATGTACTGATTTTTTCTTTGTTCTTGTCATAATATTATAATACTATATTTTGTGTTTTAAGTCAAGCTTTTTACTAATTTGTGGACACTTGACAGGTTAGGTTTTTCTGATATAATACCCTATGTGGGTTGTTCACCAGGGACCTTAGCTAGTGTACCTTTTTACTAGGCATATCAAAGTAATCTTTTAAATCATCAAGGCTCTCTTTTTCAGTTCGCTTATCATAATTCTCATAGTCTTCATCTGTCATATCTCTTTCTACAAAAGCAGGAAGTCTTTGTCCTTGTTTGTTTATTGTATCTACTAAATGATGGTATCTTCTAGTAAATGGTTCAGTTGCATTTGCGATAGTCATAATCTTATCTTTAGGTATTGTAATAATTTTATCGTTAGTAAACCCTACCCATTTAACCAATGCGATATAATCAGATATACCAACCTCAGTTATTTTAGGCACATACTTAATTAACATTGGCTCAGATAATCTTATAAGCGTTTTATTATCTTTAATTTGTTCTTTAGGAATTACACAACAGATTTCTTCACCAGATACTAGTCGAATTATTTTAACCATATTACTTTAGTTCCACACTATGGATCTCATAAGTGAAACCCTCCTCGTTGTAAATATTTATTCTTTCCTGAAAGTGGGTCAGCGTAAAGTTCTTCTTTTCTTTATATGTCAAGTCATCCGATATGTCGTATAATGTCGCTGTATCTTTACTATCACCTATTCTTAATCCTCTACCTATTGATTGTAGGTTTCTTATCCTAGATTTAGAAGGACTAGCAAAAATAATGTTATGCAAGTTCCGTATGTTAATGCCCGTAGAGAAAGTCCCATAGGAAGCCACGATAATAGCGTCATCGCTTTTTTCTGTGATTGCTCTAACTTGTTCTCTTTGTTGGGTGTCAACTCCTCCATAGACAAAGAAGACCTCTCTGTCTCCTGCTTTGTTTCGTATAAGTTCATATAACTCCTTACCATGTTTTTCTACAAGTTGAAATAGTATTAAAGTATTACCATTCAAGGCTGTTGCTAGATTTCTTATATACTTATTTCTTTTCTCACTCAGAGCTAGATACTCTAATTCTTTATGATACTTTTCTTTATAGATTGCTTTTGCTTCTGCTTCTGTATGTTTTAAAACTAGGCATATTATTTTTAAATCTGCAAGTTGTTTTTTCTCTATCAGTTCCCTAGTAGATACAACCTTGTTTACTCTACCAAACAGACCTTCTAATACTAACTTATGGGTCTTAGTACCATCTAAGGTACCAGTCATACCGATACGATATTTACAATCGGTCAGTTTCGTCATTATCTTCGTCAGAGATACAGCTTTAAATAAATGAGCTTCATCACCTATAACAGCGCCGAAGTCAGCGAAAAAAGTTTTTGGGAGTTTATATAGAGATTGCCAAGTAGATATAACTATTCGTTTACCTTCTTCTATTTCGTAGCCATGGTAGTTTCTACTCACATTGTTCTCTACGTCAAATCCATAGTCTTTAAAATCTTTGTATAATTGTTCTACTAATGATGTTGTTGGTACTATTATGAGTATGTTGTTATCTATTATATTAAGATAGTGCCTAATCAATAGATATGATATAAGAGATTTTCCTGACGCAGTAGGCGATAATATTAATCCTCTCTCGTAATCTAAAGCATATTTAAATGCGTCAATTTGATAGTCTCTCGGTGTGATAGAGAGTTCATAAGACTTGACTAATTCGTCTATATCGGCGGCTGTGTGCGATTGAATTGTATGAATCTCGTTGTTTTCTTCTATTTCTATGTTTTTCTTATTACACCAG